TCGCGGCTAGGGCTTTTGCCGGCTGTTGCGGCTTTAATGACGAGCCCAACTCTGCTGCAAAATGGAATAGCTTAAAGCTCTCTGCGCTTGCCGATATCGAGAAAATTGTTGATAGGCACGAACGAGAGTTGCGCGAAGAATTGGTCGATTTTGCGCTGGAGGTGGTGTATCAATACGGCTACGTGATTGGTGATGGCGTGTATGCTACAGGTGGATCATCAGTCATAGAATCAGCATTTAGTATCCTACGCAGGTACGACATGTTGGATAAAGACGGCAACTACTCAATAACGCAATCAAAAACTTCAGAGGTTGAAAAAGGACTAGAAAAGAGGCGTGATGACTGACATAAAACGACGAGGCGACCCTCGTGCATTGTCATGCAACGACGGACACGACATGTGCTATTGTGCTGGCCGTCCAGAGTGTCACAACTGCGGCCAACCTCTATGGGACGACTACGTTAAAGAGCCGCTAGACCACAGCGATTACAACTACAACCACGCAGCATGCTGCGACCTGGTTTTAAGCCATTTTACCTACGACGATTGGGAAATAGGCGACGATGATAAGTTGCGGATGCACGATTATGTTTTGGTTATCTATCAAGATGCGGAGACTGGCAACAAAATTAACATCGTCTGCCAGATTGTAGAGATGTGTGGCGTGGGACTACCGGCGCTTAGAGCCTTAGAGACTGGCGATAGGACAAGCATCATGGGGACATATATTACAAATTGTCGCCTGGTGCGAATTAAGAAGCCAGAGGAGAAACAATCATGACCATAATAATCGCAGTGCTTTTCGCAATCGTAATACTAACAGTCCTAATCGTGCCAGCAATCGAGGACGAGATCGAGTATCGAGAGTGGCTAGATGAATCTAAAAAGAGGAGAAAATAATGACCAAAATCAAACCTATGGAGTCGGCATTTCGGCAGTCTTACGACGGGCTTATTATCGGTGACAAAGTGTATTTCGCCTATCGAGACGAAAGAAAAAGTAACCCCGACAGATATGGACTTGGCGTTGTTGTTGCTGGCGGAGTAACCGAGGAGCAATATACTACGCGCTTATTTGACGGGCTCTTCGTAATATTCAAAACCCGAAAAGTTACCAAGGTGCTGGTTGAAATGAAAGATGGCGAGAACACCGAGCGCTTTTTGAGAAAGCCGAGTGAATGTTTCAAGGTAGTTGGCGGAGGAAGTAGCAATGCCTAACCTCGCAAACATAGATAATCCAACCGAGGATCAAGAGCAAGAAGCATTTGTACAGTGGCTACGCCTGAAAGGTTATCCACATTTCCGCGTGCCGAACGAAACCTACACCAAGTCGTTCAAGCAAAAGGCCAAGAACAAAGCGCTGGGTGTGAGTTCGGGCGTCCCAGATCTATTTGTGGCAGTGCCATTTCCGCCGCCACATCTAATCATCGCCCATAAAGACCGTGACGATGAGGTTCGGAACAAAACCCTCGTCGCCATCGAAATGAAACGCAAGAAAGGAGGTGTGACATCAGAAAATCAGAAGAAGTGGATTAAAACACTCAATGAGGCTGGCGTTCAGACCGTTGTTTGCAAGGGCTGTGATGCAGCGATTGAGTTTATCGAATCAATAACTAAATAGGAGACTAAAATGTCTAAAGTCAAAATTGAAATTAAATCATGGTTCAGCGGAGATGTATTGTTTGAGTACGAATCAGACAACGTCACGATGAAAAAAGCAGTTGAAGCAGCTGTTGACGATAACGCAAACCTGAGTGGCGCTGACCTGAGTGGCGCTGACCTGAGGGACACTGACCTGAGTGGCGCTGACCTGAGGGACACTGACCTGAGGGACACTGACCTGAGTGGCGCAAACCTGAGGGACGCAAACCTGAGTGGCGCAAACCTGAGTGGCGCTGACCTGAGGGACGCAAACCTGAGGGACGCAAACCTGAGTGGCGCTGACCTGAGTGGCGCTGCTATTTATTACTCGGACAGCAATTTTGACGTCAATTATCGTAGAGGTTATTTCTTGAGTCTCACGAACCTTGAAGAAATTGAAACGGAGATGCATCACGATGTCAAAAGCTGTCGTCGATGGTCGTTTACTTGGAAAAACGTTTTGAGAATCAAGAGCTGGAAGCTGAAGCCTGCCGCTGGATCTTTTGAAGCGATAGCTAAAAATGCTAGCGCCGCGTCAAAGGCAATCGCTGATGGCGCTAAATCTCAAGGCACCGACGAGAAATGCGCGCAGTCTGAAACGCCAGGGGTTAAAGTCGGTGACAGGGTTGCGTTTAAGCACGGTGACGAACCAGCAGAAGCGTTGTGCGGCGATGTGATTGCGATAGAAGGAAGCGAAGCGGTGGTTGAAGTGAAGCAGTTGTTGGGATGTCAAGCATTCATCCTGCCGTTTGACAAGCTGATCGTTATTCCGCCAAAAGCACAAGAGCAATCGAACGATTGAGAGGTTTATGACTGAAGTGGAACGCTTGACTGCTTGATAAAACAGTCAAAGCATTTTATAGCTAGGCGCTGGTGAGATTGAGCGGTTGGGAGGCCGCGATTGCCAGTGCCTAATCTGTATATTTCAGAGGTAGAGGAGGGATAACAAAAATGGTTAAGTGGCTAAAAATTGACAAACAAGACAAGACGAGGCGACGCCGTCAGGAGATCGGACAGGTCGCCATTTATTATATTTCAAAACAGGCAATTATTATTGGCGACGAGCGAAAATGCAAGCCGTTGTCGCACTACATTCTTTTGCAGTCTTGGCAAGACCGAAACAAGAAACCGTACCAAAATATGCTGCGTAAATTACAAAGCACTAAAGACCTGACTCTCATGCAGGCACAGCTCATCGCAAATAGTTACGGCGTACACATCTCAGCTGTTTCCGAACAGTCAATACCAAAGGAACTACGCGTCAATCTCTAGAATTATAATCATGAAAGATGACTTCAAATCATGTCCTAAATGCGGCCGAAAGTATAAGCGGCAAGACAATTACGATATCCACGTAGCTGGTTGTAATCGTACATCGCCGTCAACTCATGGCGGGGCCAGAAAGGGCAGCGGCGGCGTTAAGGGCAAAAAGACCCAAAAGGTTCTCGACCGCATGAAAGAGAAACAGCGGATTTTAGACCGAATCACTAGGAATGCTGACAAGCTATACGAAGCACAGTTTCGGCTGGCTACTGGCGTGCAGTTGTTGTTTGTGATCAGGACTGACCGCAAGGGCAATCGGTTACCGGCAGAGCAAGTCACCGACCCTGAGACTATCGCGGCATTTCTCGATGGTGAGCTGGACGGCGTGGATGATGAGTACTATTTCATCGCCACGCAGAAGCCAGATAACAAAGCTATTAAGGACATGCTAGACCGAGCGTTTGGCAAGCCAGTTGACCATGTCGACCTAGATGTCAACGTTCGCGAGAAGCAGCCACCAAAGATCGTCTCGACTATCAAGCCGCGCAAAACGAAAGGCGAATAGCTAATGTCATTAGAGCTGAAGCCAAAGCAGCAGAGTGTTGTCGATATTATTAACGATTGCCCTGAGGTTGATACTATTTATTTGATCGGTGCCGTTGGCACGGGCAAAACAGATATTGCGGCGAGTATCGGCATAGATGTTTGCGACACGTTCGAGAAGACGTATTGGACAGTGTTTCGTAAAAATATTAGCACGGCGAAGCGGTCGGTGATTCCGTCGTATCTGACGATGCTCGATCGCAAGAACTTCAAAGAGGGCGAAGACTACACGTACAACGGCCAAGATTATGAAATTAAGTTCCCAAATGGCTCAAAGATTGGCTTTGTGGAGGCGGACGAGACGAAAGACAGGAACGGGCAGAAGATTAAAGGTATCAATGCCAGCGCTAGCCATATTGACGAGGCTGACGAATTGTCACTGACGATGTTCACCACGGCTAGATCTCGTAAAGGCCGCCGTAACACCAACGGGCAGCCGAGTATCGCTATTATCACTCTCAACCCGAATGACGTTGAACACATCAAAGAGGTATATATGCGTTGGAAGTATGGCGGGAATGGCAAGTATGAGCCACTGCCACCGAATATTCGCGTGGTCGAGTTTGATTTGTCTGATTCATGGCAGATGCAGTCAGACATCGATGCAATGATGACAAATCCGACATGGTGGGTTGAGCGGTACCTGAAAAACAACTGGGAATACCAAGACGAGAGCAAAACGATATTCCGCTCAAGCATCTTTGCCAAGGCAATTGTGAGTAGTTATACACCAGGCCGCAAGACAACCGGATATGACGTGGCACGTGATGGCGTTGACCGCAGTGTGGCGGTTGACTGGGAAAATCTAACATTGGTTGACGGCACTATCACCAAAGATTCAAACGAGCAGATAGAGACTGGCAAACAAGCCGAGTGGCTGATTGAGCATTCAGATAACTTCTCTATTGGCTATGAGAATACCGCAGTTGACGGCGTGGGTGTCGGTGTTGGCGTTATTGATGGAGGCAAAGACCGCGGTGCTGAGTTCGCGGTGTTTAAGTCTGGCTTTTCGCCCGACCCATTCCTAACGTTTGATGACGAGCCAAAGAGCCGAGAGGATGCTGAACGTTCACAGGAGCTGATGGCATTTAATAATTTACGATCACAGGTGGCGTACATGTTGGCAATGGGACTGGATAGCGGTAAGGTGAAAATCCTCGATAGCTTTCCATTTCTCAATGAGTTTATCAAGGAGGCACAGATGCACCACCACGAGTACAAAGACAAGGTGTTCGTGTTGGAGTCTAAGGAATCAATCAAGAAGCGGCTCGGCAAATCTCCTGACATATTCGACTCTGTGTTGATGGGCTTTTGGCTGCAGTTGCGACATGAAGTGGTGATGGAGTGGGGCGGGATTATGTAATCCGTATATTTACAGTTAGAGGACTATATGAAATTGAAAGACTTTTTGCACAAATTAAAGTTTCGAAAGCCAGACAAGGATACTGTCATTGAGGCGTGGATAGGGCTACTGATGTTTGTCGGCGTGCCATTTTGTATTTGGCTATATTATGGCGGCAAGGTCGCCACAGTGGTATTTGTCGGTGTGCAGCTAATATTTTGGTCGGTTTATCTATACAGGAGTAATAAGTAGATGGGAATTATTAAAACAGCCATGGGATTAAGAGGTGAGAGACGAGTTAGCGGCGTTGACCCTTCTTTTCAGAGATTATCAATGTTTGATCATTACCGAGCCAGCAGTTACGCGACGGCTTACCCTAACATTCGCACGATTGCCAATAAATACATGACGGTGCGGCCGTTTGCTATTGACGGCAATGGTAAGCAGGTGCCGCACGAAGTCATCAATGCCCTGTACCACCCGAACAAATCTGACAGCTCCGTAGCGTTTGCTGAAAAGGTGGCCGTATCGACACTGTCACTGCGTAAGACATACATTTTGGTGTGGAGTAACTACGGCGGCATGGCAAAACCTGGCGGTGACTTCATGGGGCAGGGCGGCAAGAATATTGCTGGCTTTACGTTCCTGGAGTTTCCACGAGTTTCTAGGGTTGGCGGCAAAACAACATACACGGTTGGCTCGCAGACGTTCACTGAAGACGAAGTGCTGGTGCTACCTGGCGGCGTTGATCCAAACGATCTGTACGCTGGCTATTCGCCGTCTGAAGCATCACGCCGCTGGGCGACACTTGACGACTACATTGCCGATTTCCAGGCTGGCTTTTTCGAGAACGGGGCAGTGCCAGCTGGGCAGTTTATCATTACTGCACCAACACGGCAGGCATTTCAAGAGAGTGTGGCAATGTTGCAAGACGCTCATCGCGGAGCAGGGAGCAACAACAACGTTACATACACGCACCGTCCAGTCAACATAAAGACTGGCGTCCCGTCGGGTAGTGCGGCCATTGAGTGGGTGCCATTTTCACAGCCAAACAAAGATATTGACTTCGAGAACTTATTTAAGCAGGTTGATAGACGGATCGATACGTCATTTGGCGTATCGGCAATCATGAAAGGCATTGATGACACAGCTACATACGCTAATGCTCAAGTGTCAAAGCAGGTGTTTGCTGAGAATGTCGTTGATCCATTGCTACTACGCAACTACACACAGCTGACGCACGAGCTAAACCGAATCACTGGCGGAATGGGCGTGGCCATTACCTACGAGTTCGCTATTCCTCAGGTTGTCGACGAGGTCAAAGTGCAGGCTGAGGCTGATGATATTCGGATTAACAGCATCCTGAAGCTAGAGGCGGCTGGATACAGCACAGAGAGCATCATTGATGCGTTGAAGTTGCCGAACAACTTTAAGCTGCTGCGTAAGGGTGATTACAAGCCACCAGAGATTGAGAACGATAAGCCAGATGTTGACGAGGGTGATGAAGTGGCAGACGCACCTGATCGCCGTAATGTTGGCAACATGGGGACTCGAGGAGAAGCGAATGGCATCAGCCCAAAAGCATCAGCCGACAAGCAGCCGCAGACACTCGATGACTTTGAGCAGCTGATTTACGATGCAACAACGGAGTTCATGCAGAAACAAGTCGATCGAGCTATCGCTGAGTCTCGTCAGGTGGCTGAAAACAGTACTGAGGAAGACGACGAGCAGAACGAGTTTGCCGAGGCACTGCTACTGATCATCGTGGCTTTGATGATAGTTCAAGGTGCGATTTACTTTGAGGACGGCAAGCAACTATTGATAGACAACGGCGTATCCACTACTGGATTAACTGGCTTTGTGGTGGCGGCATCGACGCAGGAGGCATACCGAGCATATCTACTAAATGTGGCTCGCTCATACGCTGACGATACGGCCGCCTCAATCCGCCGAGTGCTTGACCATGCGGCATCGCACGGCTGGGCACAGTCTGAGCTAGAGGAGAAGCTGCGTGGCATTATGAAGACCGACGAATGGCGAGTGCAGCGAATGGCTCGCACCGAGATATCACGAGCCGACGCACTGTCAAGCGTTGAAGCCATGAAGCAGGTGCAAAACCAAACAGGAACGCTGATCGAGAAAGCGATGGAGAGCGAGACCGGCAAGCCATGTGAGTTTTGCGCCACGCTAATCGATAAGTGGGTGGCAGTTGACGAGCCAATTTTGAATCTGAATGAAGCAATCATCGGCAGGGACGGCGGCATATTTATCAATAATTTCGCACAGAACGACGGCTACGATGTCCACCCGAATGGACATTGCCACCCGAAATACCGCGTCGTCAAGGCATATCTCAATGCTGAGCGGCGAATTATCGATGATGAGATGGCTGATTTAGATTTGCGGTGCGAGGAGTGCGGCCGCTACCTAAATATCAAGGGCGTCACGCAGATGATTGCACAGGTGCGTTGTAGTAATGCGAAGTGCAAGCATGTCAATAACATCAAGATCGTGAACGCTGCCTCGACAGATGAGCAGGTACGCTACGAGTTCGATAAATCGTAATCTGTAGTCTTAGAAATAAGACGAGGGCAAAACGCTCAAATTGGACGGGCAAGCAGGAGTCGAGACACTAACTTTAACAAGGAAAAAAGCATGAAGTTCTGGAAGTGGAGCAATTCCGTTTCATCGAATAATCAAGAGCTTATACTTGACGGGCCTATCGCGAGCGATACCTGGTGGGGCGATGAAGTCACACCCGACCTCTTTCGCGAAGAACTCAAGCAGCACGCAGGCAATTTGACAGTTGTCATTAACAGCCCGGGCGGAGACGTGTTCGCAGGCTTGGCGATTTATAACGCACTTGTGAATCATAACGGAAATGTCACTGTCAGGGTTGATGGTTTAGCGGCGTCGATTGCATCAGTGATTGCGATGGCAGGTGACAAGATTATCATGTCGCCAGGCTCAATGCTCATGATTCACCGTCCGTCTGTTTGCGCGATGGGCACGGTTGATGACATGGAGAAAGCCAAAGATGTGCTGACGAAAATCGAGGAGGGTATCACGCCTATCTACGCCAAGCGAACAGGGCTGAGCGATGAAAAGATTGCTGAGCTGCTGGAAGCGGAAACGTGGCTGCTTGCCGATAAGGCTGTCGAGCTCGGTTTTGCCGATGAGGTGTCTGAAGCACCAGAAAAGCAGAAGCAAGACGATGGTGTGCAAAATGCGATGGGTATGAATTTTGCGTTTAGCATGTCGGCCGTAAAGCAAGCGGATGCCAAGCCAATGCAGAGCCTGGTTGAACAAATCAAGGCGAAAGCAGAGGCTGAAGCGGCTAAGGCGGCAGAGCCAGCCGAAAATGCAACTGAACCTGAAACGAAAACTGACGAACCAGCGGCACCGGAAGCCGTGCCAGAGGCGGAGCCTACTGACGAAGCTGAGCAATCAGAGCCGGGAGAACCAACTGATAACAATCCTGAGGAGGATACGGAAATGGATCCGAAAGATATTGCAAAGATGCAAGTTAAAGGACCAGCTGATCCAGCAGCTGTTAGCACGACTGTTGCTACAAATTATCTGGACACGCCAAAGGCGTTAGAAGATTTTGCTGACGTGCTGGTAGCGCAAGCAGGTGCTGGCGCGGCCGCCGTTCGCGAAGCGTGGATGGACAAGCTTGAGGCTAACGGTGTACAGATGGCTGTCACTGGTGCTGACAAGTTGTTCCCAACACCAGTCGTTGAAGCGATTGAGAGTGCGTTCAAGGCGGGCGGCCCGATTTGGAATCTGGTCGACAAGACTGGACTGGATGCCTACAACACCGCTTGGGACACCAATACTGACGGTGCGTTGGGGCACCAGGCTGGTAAAGACAAGAAAGAGGCTACGATTGCTATCGAAAACCGCGTACTCGAAGGACAGTACATTTACAAGTACCTCACCCTTGACAAGGAAACTATCCGCAAGAACAAGAGTACTGGCGCGCTGTTGCGTTACGTCTTGCAGGAGTTGCCAAAGCGGATTATCGCAAGTATCGAGCGTGCGATCGTTATCGGTGACGGCCTACTCGACACTAGCGACGACAAGATCAAGTCGTTTGTATCTGTCAAGGCTGACGCTAAGGCTGGCAACGTGTTTGCTAAAACCTACACACCGAAAGCCAAAGAAAGCCGTCGTACTTCAATTCTGAATGCGATGGACTTGATTGAAGCCGAGGGTGATGTCTATATCGTCGCAAAACGCGGCTACATCACTTCATTGAAAGATGAACGTGGCAGCGATGGTCACATGCTGTATACGCCAGGCGTTAATATCCTAGAGGATTTGGAATTGGCTGGTAAAATCACACCACAGTGGTTTAACGATACCAATGACGCTGACAACGACGCGTATCTGATTGTTCTCAATCGCTACAAGGTGGTTGGCGATCAGTCAATTGAGAGCTACACCAATTTCGCGTTGAAGCAGAACAAGCACGAATACTTGCAGGAAATCTTCGCAGGTGGCGGCTTGAGCGGCATCGCGACAGCAGTGGCTATTAAACATGTAGCCTAACAGAGAGGGGTGTAAGAGATGGCAGCATTGGTAACTAAAGAAGATATCGAGGGCGTACTTTTACGCCCCCTTTCTGATACCGAGAATAAGTACTTTGAGAAGTTATTGCAGCAAGTGACAGAGACACTGGAGGCGTTGCTGGATGTCAAAATGCAGGGTGAGGCAAATACGCCGCGTCGGTATGAGACAACCTGCGGCTCACGTTTTCTAATTGTCGATCCGTTCACGAGCTTGCTACCAGAGGTGACCGCTGAGAGTGGCAAGCCGCTGGTAGTCGAGTGTGTAAGTCAGTTTGACGAACTGAACGCCAGCTGGTTCAACATCATTAAGATGGCTGAGCCGCTGGAGGCGGGGCGACATGTTGTCAAGGCGGCGTGGGGGTACGGAACACCAGTGCCATATGGCTTGAGAATCCTCATAGCAAGGCTATTTGACACGCTGTCGATAGCTAATCAAGGTAGTTTTTACAACAACGTAAAATCTGAAACAGTGCTGAGCCATTCAGTGACATATGACAACACCAAGCAAGTTATTGATCAGTTTGCTGAGGCGAATGTTGATCTATTGGCAAAGTTCGTAAAGCCAATCAGCAGTTGCGTGGTGTCTGGCTGCACTGATACGCCGCTGAGCCAGCGTGGAGTTCATCGCTATGATATTCCGCGATAACATCACCCTAGTTGCACCCGTAGACGGTGTATACCGCCAGACGGGGGGCGAGCGACACAGTGTGAGGTGCGTCGTCGAGCAGACAAGCGGCTTGACGCGTGGCGGCAGTTACGACGCTATGACGGGCGATGCTAGAGCGTATCTGGACGGCCGGGATAACTGGCTGTCATCAATTGGTTATTCAATTGAAGGCTACTTTGCTGAGGTGACGCTGTTTGGCGTTAAGCGAGTGTACCGCGTTGCTAATGTGGCGGTCGGTAGAGCAGTTATTACTAGCGGCACGGTGCAGCATGTCGAGATTGAGCTGGCAAGGCTCGATAGAGAGGTGTGATTATGCCGGTAATCGACAATACAGTCGCTGTCAAACGATTCTTTCAGAACCAGGCAGCGACAGGGTTGAACGCAATGGCAAATCACACCCTGACAGTAGCCAACCTCACCGCACCATTCAGGCGTAGAGGGTCGCTCAAGTCCCGCAATGTCGAGGTACGGAGGATTGGCAGAGATGCCATCAGATTGACGTGGAAACCAGTCTACTCGCAGTACCAGAACCGCGGCAGGCGTGCGAATGGCACTCATGTGGTGCGTAAATACACCACGGCTAGTACTGGCAAAGGTTTCGTTGATGAAGGCGTGAGAAGCACCATGAAAGATTACAAGAGGTTTTTTAGATGAATGTAACATTGGAGATTGCAAAAGTTGTGGCTGTCGCCATTGGTAAGGAGCTTGGCAAAGAAGTGTTTGTCGGGCGATTGCCAGCAAGCAAGAGTCAAGACGGCATGGTGGCGGTTGCGGCTAGCGGCGGTGAATATACCGGCGGCAGTTTGGGCAATACCAAGTTAACTACGGAGCTAGCAATCACTGTAGTAAAAGCTGATGCGGCCGAGCTGTACGAGCTTGACGGCAAGCTGCGTACGGCGCTAATGCAGTTGCCGTACACTGATGCGAGATTTATTCGTGTGAGCGTATTTCCGATGCAAGACAGTGACTATGAAGCCTCTGAATTACGGATGGGGGTATGGAGTGCCCAATCTGTAACATTAGTTTTGAAAGATTAAAGCAAAGGAGCAATTAAAATGGCAGCAATCGATTACGCCGGTTTGAACCACGATCTATATTTCGGGGACAAGACTGGCAAGAATTTCAAGCAAGTCATAGGTGTGAACGACCTGGACTTTGACAACGACAAGGATGAGGTGACGCGAGATTTTATCGACGGAACAAACCTCAAACTGATCAAATCGTTCAAATCGACTATCAAATTTAAGGTGACGGACATAGGACAGGATAACCTCAAGAATATCGTACCTGGCTATGTTTATAACAGTGGCGAGACGATTGACGGCACTACTGGCATTACTGTCGGTACAAAAGGTGCTGTACAGGTTGGCTTGCAAAAAGGCAGTTCGACACAGGTGCCTGGCGTGTTCAAGCTGGTACCAAAATTAGCAGCTCAAGCAGGTCATACGTTGTTCATGCTTGATGCAACGGCAACCCTGAGCGACATCAGTCAGGAAGATGGCTTGACTGAGTTTGAAATCAGCGTGACCGGCAAGTTGGTCAAGGGCGACCTGACATTTGCGTAACAGGGGTGACACGGTGCTAAAAACAACGTGTCAATAGGTAATTTAACAAAAAGTAATGTAGTTTTTACAACTATGGAATGGAGGATGAGATGGCGTTTAAGTTTAATAAAACTCAAAGCCAGACTAATGCGCCGCGTATTGTCATGGCGCTTGAAATGAGCGACAACGGCAACGTGAGCACCCTGAAATACGTCGTTCCGCGTCTAAGCCGTACAAAAGTGGTTGCAGCTCAATATGACGCTAGGCGTAGCGTCAAGGGTGTGGGCAGTGCACAGCTACAGGCGATTGTTTCTAATTCGCTAAGTGGTGAGTTGCTTTCTAATCTAGAGCCAATTGATGGCGCGCCAGAAGTAGATAAACTCGTCGAGTTAATCGGAGATGAAAATCTCGAGGCGTTCATGACTGAGCTGTTTAGGCTCGCTACCGAAGATTACGCAACACTTCGTGCTGAGGGGGTAGAGGTACTGTAGTAATGGAAGACCACGAGCAGCAGTATGATCCAGAAAAACTAGCCTTGCTGATTGAAAAACAGACCAAGGATATTTTGAAGAACTCTAAGGTCACTGCTGCTGCCCTAGCTTATTACTATCAGATACCTTTTGACGAAGCGGTCGATATGCCGTATGGCGACGCACAAGTGTTGGTCAGAGCGGCTCAAGTATTCAAGGCACAAGAAGCGTTACAGCAGATGGCAATAATAACCGCTGCGATTGGCGGTAAGAAAGCTAATAAGTTGATTAGTTTGTTGGAGAAGCAGGCAAAATGGTAGGGTTATTTGGCAGAATGAGCACGCTTAATAGCAGCACGAAGATCATCAACAAGTTCGTCCATATGCTCAATACGGCTGAAGCTAATGTTGCTCTCCAGCTCATATCCAGTTTGCGATCCAATAAGAGCAATTTTGACAGTCTTCGCAAACCTATTGTACTCAATACTATTCACATTCTTCAGACTGATTGTCTTAACGCTTTTTGTAAAAGCCCCGCTTGTGACAGTTACGGAGTCTTCGCCTACAGAGATCCTGAGATTCCGAGTTATCAATATGCTGTAAACTATCCACCAGCCGAGAGTGAGTATCCCCAGCCACCACCATGTGGTGATCGCTATATAAAAATACCTACTCCAATGAGCTTTATATTCTTTTGCCATGTAAGTCCTTTCGCTAAGAAATTTTATATCCCAATAATATCACATTTTAAGGAGCGCCGTTGTGCAACAAGGTGAGATCGTAATTACATATCGTGTTGACTCGAGCGGTGCACTCACCGCTATTAGCAATATTCAGAAAAAGATGCACGAGAGCGAGAGAAATCTTAACTCGACTCAATCAAAATATGGCAAGTTTTTTGATGGACTAAATCAGGGCTTTGGCGGTGTTGCTAATACGATAAAAAAATTTGGTATCGTCGCTGCCGGTGTTATTGGTGGCGGTACATTTGGTGCAAAACAGTTTATCGACCTCGCCAGCGGCTTGCAAACAACACAAGCGCAGATGGCGTCGCTCACTGGATCAACCGAGGCGGCCAACAAGGTTTTTGGTCAACTGTACAATCAGGTACTTGGTAAGCCGATCGCCTTTCCAGATGCTTCAAAGGCAGCATCTACCTTGCTAGGATATGGACGTACAGCACAACAAGTCATACCAGATATGGACACGCTGGGTAGATTGTCTATTGTGTCTGGCGCAAATTTGCAGAATTTAGCGCTGGTATTCGGCCAGGTGACCAGCCGCGGCGCGCTATTTGGACAAGACGCGCTCCAGCTGATCAATAATAATATTCCGCTAACCACCATCTTGGCTAAAAAGTTCGGCATTTCGATGGAGGAAGCTGCCGGTAGAATCAATGGTGGCAAGGTGAGCGCCGAGGAGTTCACGGCGGCCATGGCAGAATACGCACAGAGCCTAGATATCAGCAAATTCTCAAACACATTCCAAAACAGGATGATCAGCTTGCAGGGGTCAATTCGGTCGCTCGGATTGGAGATTATCGGCGTACGAGTGGATTCTGAAAAGGGGCTAATAGTTGACCAAAATGGACTATTTGCCAGGTTTAGTGACGGCGTCACAAAGCTCACCGCCTTTCTAAAAGAAAACAAGCAAACGATCGTCGGTTTTGCCAACTTCATTATGGACAATGCTGTCCCTGCTATTGCAGCATTGGGGGCGGCGTTTGCCACCGCAAAAATTGGTCAGTTTGCAGCAAAAGTTGTGAATGTTGGAATGGGTGTTGGACAGGCAGTAAAGGCGCTCAAAAACGGCGGCAATGCAATGAGAGCATTTGCTGCCGCGACGTCTATAACTCCTTTTGGACTCATGGCTACCGCTATAGCCGCAGTCGTTGGTGCACTAGTATTTTTGCAGGTAAAGTTCAATATCTTTGGACAGGCATGGAACGCTATCACGGCAGTATGGGGCGCAGCAGTTGGCTGGTTCAGCGGAGTGTTCGGAGCTATTGGGCAGGTTGTTAGCGGGTTTGTTAGTGGTGTAGTTGGCTTTTTTAGTAGTATTTGGATAGGTATCACAACCGTATTTAATAACGTTGTAGCTTTCTTGCAGCAATGGGGGCTTACAATTTTGGCGGTGATATTTGCGCCAGTGGCGCTGATCATCGGGCTATTCTTTACTTTTAAAGATCAAATATTTGCCGTGTTCCAAGCCGTCTGGGATTTCATCGTAGCGACGTTCACCCCAGTGGTGCAGTTCTTCGGCGGAATATTTACTGGCGCCTGGAATCTTATTGCGGGCGTATGGGGAGCGGCTGTCGGATGGTTCGGCAGCATATGGGGCGGTATAGTCGGCGTGTTTAGCGTCGTAGCCGGTTGGTTTGGTGGAGTATTCAGAGGAGCTTGGAATGCTATAGTTAGTATATTTGGCGGACTGGCGGGATGGTTCCGTGGCATCTGGAATGGAATCGTGGGCATCTTCGGTAGTGTCGGCGTATCTATCGGTAACGCTATCGGCGGAGCATTTAGGGGAGCTATTAATGGCGTACTACGCTTTGTTTCTGGCATGATAAACGGCTTCATCAACTCAATTAACTGGGCCATTGGTATTATCAATGCTATTCCAGGCGTGAATATTCCAAAGTTAGGCACTATCAATATTCCGCAACTTGCAGAGGGCGGCATCGCCACAAAAGCAACCCTAGCCATGATTGGTGAGGGTAGCGAACCAGAGGCCGTCATTCCACTGAGTAAGCTGAGCCAGTTCCTGAAGAACTCTATGGACGAGAGAGGTGCTGGCAAGTCAAGCGGCGACATGCCGCAAATCAACCAAACCGTCAACCTGACAAACGGCATTGACGTTGATCAGTATAACCGCAGCTTGGTGCAGCAGATGAGGAGGGGCTAGATATGAGAACGTATGACGTACAGATCACTAATATGCGCACTAATGGAAGTGTGTTTCTGGCAGGCAGTAAACAAGGGCTATCACACCTAACACCGCCATTGAAAGGATTTGGCGACCCTGACGTACGCAACAGCCAGTATGTATTTTCTGGTGCTGATGGCGGTAGTGTGGATGAGCAGTTCTATGGCGTGCGGCAAATACCATTGAGCTTTTTCGTGGTAGTAGAGCATGACGGAAAATTGGCCGAAATGCATGCTGAGATGGCAAAAATTGCCAGAACTATCAAGATTCGCGACAAGTTGCGAGTGCAGCTATTCACGCCAACTGGACGCGTCTACCAAACCATCGCCAAACTAACGCAGCCTCTTGATCCAAAAATTGAGTGGCCACTCATTGCCGACTACGACATCGAGCTGGTTGCTGGCGACCCGCGAATGTACGACTATACTGACGGTGCCACACAGAGAGTTACGCTCGAGCGGCCGCGTGACGGGGGGCTACTGTGGAGCCCGACAGGTTTACTTTGGGAGCGTGACGGCTTGCACTGGGTAGCTGGCGGGGGACTAAATCACGCTATCAATGATGGCAACACGTATGTCTGGCCAACAATCACAATTACTGGCAAGGTCACCAACCCAACCGTATCTAATCAGACGACTGGCGAGATTCTGGCACTGAATATCAGTACAGCAGACAGCGACACAATCGTATTTGATACATACAACCGAGAAGTGACTCTGAATGGCGTGGGTATCGATAATAACCTCACCAGCAGCCAATATTGGCGTTTAGTACCAGGGCTGAACGAACTGATCTTCAACACATCAAACAGCACTGATACTGGCACAACTATCGTCGAGTGGTATAACGGCTACACGGGAGTGGCGTAATGGACGAGTACGTACCACCACGCTACACCATCGAGCTATGGCATCGCGGAAAGACCAAGGTGGCAGATATTACGAGGCTTTGCCAAGATATCGACTGGAGCATGACACGGAATGGTGTTGAGTCGCTAGATTTTAATATGTCGATGCCAGACTGGGAAGAGAAGTGCCGGCGGATCGGCGAGAATCCAAACACTATCTTGAAGCCATGGGTGAGCGACATCAGAGTCAAGCGTAACGGCGAGTATTTATTCGGTGCAGTGGTGGTAGAGGCGAACCGCAACCTTAACGCCGACAACGCACGAGTACTGGTGCAATGCGACGGTTATTTGAATCTGATTGACGCACGATACCTGAATGGCCGCTGGAAAGGGATTGAAGCTACTGACATTGCCTGGGGCATCATCCAGGAGGTACAGAATCGACCTAACGGAGATGTTGGTATTACCAGGAGTAGTAGGCAGTACCGCACCGGCGTACGACGTGACAGAATGGACGATTGGGAAGACATCAACGCTAAAGATGCGTTGGTGTCGCTAACCAATTTGCAAGACGGCAAGTTCGATTTTCGGTTCACCTACGACCGCAAGTTTGAGACGTTCCAAACACTCGGCAACGAACGGCCAGACGTGACAGTACACTATCCTGATGACGGGCTGGGAATCGGTGCGATTCGGATGGAGCTGCCGCAATCTGGTGCGAACTTGTACAACAATATTATCGGCAAGGCCTCTGGCATGGGCGAGGAGACAATTCGCTACAGTGCTGAGGACGTACTGAGCCAGCAGGAGTTTATCTTGCGTGAAAAAGTACAGCTATACAATAGCATCAAAAACCTGTCTACGCTGGCGGGGCATTGCGAGGCTGATGTAGCGGTGATGAGCCGACTGGTCGATTTGCCGCGCGTCACAGTGCGTGGTACCCAGTTTGATTTGAATAGTATCGGCGTCGGTGATCGAATTGTTGTTAAGCAAAGTAAATATTCATCCTGCCCGCTGAGCGGCTACTATCGTATCGAGCAGCTGTCGGTAAAAGTCGACGAGAACATGAGTGAAGAGATAACCTTAACGCTGGATAATTATGACCTATGAGCGAGCGGTTGAACCTAGTGGAGGAGCGGCGTGCCATTGGCAAATTGCGGGCACTTCTGCGTGCTACTGAGCAAATGAAAGCCGCACAGAGAACCAGCAACAACTCCGGCATTATTTATTACGAAACGAAAAGCGCTCAAGAGTATGACGCGATGATACCTGTCACGCATGACCCCGCTTTTCTTGGTGGCAGAATAATCAAGATTGAGACGACATTTACCGCACGCAAACAACAGTGGCCTTACGTGCTGTTTTTGCCACAGTTTTATATCGGCGACGACCCTGACACGCTGGCGGGTGCGCAGCCAGTCACCGGCAGTATTATTGATCAGAGTTCGCCAGATATTAACAAACTAGAGATACCAAGCCAGTTGGTATTTAGCGCTACCGCCTCAATCGACAATCCGCAACCAGGGCAGACGAAATATGTCTACGCCAAGTGTATTTTTCTGGGGACTGACAAGGGATCGTTCAGTATGAAAGCGAGCTTGTTATGAGTCGTCTGAACATGCTACCAGAAAACCAGCTGGCAGACATTCTAGCGTCACTTGATCGCAACATCCGTAACCTCAAGACTAGTCAGATGATGGCATCAAACGGGCTGGTATTCTACGAAAGTGTCAGCAGCGGCGATTGGGACTTCAACCGGGTGGCTAATGTAGTTGATGGGCAACAGCAAGCCTCTGGCGTGCCATTTATCATTACGGCGGCCGCAAAAAAGGATAAGACGTTCTTGTTGGCTGATTTGATTATTGACAAGATGTTGATAAACAGCGCAGCACCGACTCGTATTGACATAATACCAATATCGAGCGACGTGCGGCATGTTCGCAGATGGTTCGCATACGCGTATGTACGAAAGGGATTAAACAGTGTGCTGACGCAGATGAAATGTGCCGTGGTGGCAAATACTAGTGTCGATTTGACAATCGAAAGTAGGATGTTATGAGGATTCAAGAGATAGACGGAGAGACGATGGCGCGAATCATTACGCGGTGCGAGCGTGAAATTACCGAAATGAAAGCCATGCAGCGTGTTGGTGCTGACGGCGTGCAGGTATTTCGTATCAAGTTAGAAGCGGCGATCGACAAGCGTGATGCAACGTTTCTGAGGCGGTTCAAAATCGTATTTACGCCGAAAGCCAGCACGTATCAGTCGGGCATGGTTTTTAAGCTGATGGTCGGCAGGCGCAACAGTCATGGGTCGGGACTAGAGGATGTTACTCGCTATTTCCAGCGCCGGCGAAGCAATGGCGGTGTACAGACGTGGCTAAATATATCAGATTTCTTGGTCGACCTCGGCAGTAGCACGTTCAAAATCTATGCGTTCGCTACGTCTGACGGCGAGCTGAGGGTTGAATATGTCTAATCTGTAATGTGGTAAGTGAAAATGAACGATAAACGAGACAAGGAATCGATGAATCAAACACCCAAAACGGTGCGGGAATTGGGCATCATGATGACTGCGCGTGACGACGTGCTGAATGAAAGACTGAGTTCAATAAACGATAATGTGTCGCGGTTGGCGGAGTCGGTCAAACAGCTGGCTGAATCGAAAGCCGATGCCGAGGAACTGAAAGCCCTGATAGCCCGCGTGGAACTGATGCAAGGCAATTATCTGTCCAAGAGCGAAGCCAAGATTGGTGCTGGCGTAATGACAGCTGTAATTACCGTGATTGGCTTTATGGTCGATTTAATTGTGAGAGTCGTGAATAAACCGTAAACAGGAGGTAATGATGGCAGTCAAGCAAACCTATAATCCAAATATCAATATCGGTGCGAGAAGCGGCTGGTGCTTGCAGTATGTGGACGACGCGATCAGTGCTCCAACACGAACACCAAGTGCTAGAGCGGCGTATCTAAACGAGTTGAATGCTGGACGTATCGACACTGGACACGCACCGATTGGTGTGTGGGTGGTTGGATTTTTAGGATTTTCAAGAGGGCCGTATGTGCAATATGGGCATGTATTTCTAATGCGAAAGCGTGGCGACGGTTCAATCGAAATCCACGACAGTGAAGTACACGCTGGGCGACGCGGCATTTATAACAGCATAGAGGAAATCATGGGCTGGTTTGGTGTTTATGGGCCAGATTATCTAGGTTTTTCATACTGTTGTGATGGACGGCAGATCGCTGAGTATTATGATGAAGTGCAGCCGACCGATCGCAAGATGGAAGAGGACGGTAATGCTCGCGAAGAGCCAAACACCCAATCAGGCGTATTTCAGGAGCTAGCTCAAGGTGATGTAATCGCTATGAAAGGCTACGTCACTAATGGTGAATCAATCGCCGGTGACACAGTCTGGTACGTAACAGCACGTAGCGGCAAATACATGAGTCGGCAGCTGTTTGAGGACAAAGACTTACACTACCTGCCAGACCTGACACCTCAACCCGTACCAAGGCCAGAGCCAACACCAGAGCCTGAGCAAGACCTCAGTAATGTCATTATCGATATCTCCAGTTACCAAACCGCCGAAGTTGTAAACGTATTTCCTAAAGTAGCGGGCGTTATCGTCAAAGCTGGCTGGGTCGGACAACAATACGGCGGTAACGATTTCAAGCTAGATCCAGATGCAGAGCTATTCGTTACTAAAGCTCGTGAAGCTGGCAAAATGCTTGGCTTATACTGGCTGCCATACTTTTCGACCAGAGAAGAGGCGGAACAGAACGCTGAGTATTTTGTGAAGTGCATCGAGGCTTTAGGAAACAAGCCTGGAGAATTATTGTTCCTTGATCTTGAGCCAGACTTCGAGGGTACGGTCGAGCAAATCAGTGTATTCAGTAACATTGTTTTGCAGAGGACTGGCAAACAAGTGTTCACGTATGCGGGTGAGGCTATTATCCAGAAGTTAGGCCTGCCCCGCGTGGATTGGTATCCAAACTATGGAAATCCAGGCAACTATGCACATGGCTCGCTCATTCATCAATATTCAGAGACGCTGGCTATCCCTGGGTATAACGGGAAGCTAGACGCTAATGTTTCGAATAAATCCATTGACGAGTTGCGGAGCATGGGTAAGGTGAACACACCACCACCGGCAGAGAGGCCAGAATCACCAAAACCAAGCGAACCGGATACGAAGCCATCCGAACCAGAGAAACCTCAAGAAACGCCAGAGATAAAGCCTGAGCAGCCACAAAAGCCAAAGGACGGCAAGCCAACGGGGCTTTGGCGATGGCTGTCGGAGCTGATGATCGAGCTAGTAAAACTAATCTTAGGGATTTTCAAGAAAAAATAAGGAGGTAATATGAAATCACTAGAAGCACTAAAAAATATCAATTACAAAGACGTTGCTGCTCGAGCATTGTGGACGTTTCTACAAACGTTTATCGCAACATTCTTATTGGCAGGCGTAAATCTAGTAAATTTGTTGTTTGCGGCAAGTTGGCGCGAGTTGTGGGCGCTAGCGCTAGCGACGACGCTGTCTGCGATTGCCGCTGGACTGTCGGCCGCCAAGACGATAATTATTGAGTTAGTGAAAGAGATGCGTGATAGCGTCAGTTAGTTGATGAACCCATGAATTCACAGAAAATAACCATCACCAAATCAAGCCTGTACTTTCGAGAGTGCAAGGCTTGCGGCTGTGTAACGCTACATGTTGGCAAATCCACGCCCGAAATGCCACAAGGCTCAACCTACAACGACTGCTTACAGTGCTTGGTTGATGCGCACAGCGTGCCGGGACTGAGCCGGTGGCACGACCCGAAAACTGGCAAATTGCTGGCTGAGCCACGTGGTAAGACACCGCCAGCGGTAAAGGGTTGAACTATAAAATAACTCTTTATAGTTGAGATAGTAAGAATCACTTACAAACTGAACTGTTCGGAAATCCCGAACAACTAAAAACCGCCTCGAAAGCTCGGAGGCGGTTTTTGAACTGGAAAGAAATCCTTTACAGTTCAGACTGAGCCAATAGCCATCCAGCTAAAGTAATATGAACCTCTCAACATAGCACCATCAAAGCGGCGACATCTCGCCGCAAATGATGAGTTTGTGATACTAACCGCCCCAATCGTCGCACCAGCCCAAGATGGATTTGGCGTGTCCGTCCACGGATCGTTGGCGTTACCGTAGCCGTTGTATGTACAAATAACAGTCGGCACCGTTCCGCTCTTAAATATCTTCGGAAATGCAACGGTTGTCGTAGTCTCTATTGTGTCGGTTAGGGCTACTACTCTTGCCCGACCGTACTGAAAAATGACAGACTCAACTGGTTGGTTAGTGCTATCTCGCTTTGCCTGAATGAAATCTGACCATTTTAAGTGTCGTGGTAGGACTATACTATAATAGAAATATGTTTATGATACTCAAACGAATCGTTATTCGCCTGTATAAAGAATATCGCTATATTTTCCACGGCAAATAATGTCAATATCTCCTAATCTGTACATTTATAATCAGGAGGATTCATATGGAAAACACTGAAAAAGTACAGAATTATAAGGGCGGCGAGATTCGCCGAACAGTTGACGGCTATTATATTTTCGTCAAAGGCGATGCACACAGCGGGCCGTACGTGAGTATTTCGGCAGCTAAAGGCACGGTCGATACCACCGAGGCTGAGGCTGAAAGCGAACCAACAGAGCCAGAGACACCAGCAGTAGAGTCTGCTGACGAGACTGTCGAGCCAGAAGTTGAAAATACCAATGATGAAGCTGAGGCTGAGACGGTCGATACCACCGAGGCTGAGGCTGAAAGCACTGACGAAAAATAACTATGGCACTAGGTTTTCCTAATAGCAACGGTGGCCGCACCACTGATAGCGCGCTGTTTCATGCGCTTGGCAATGCTTTCGTAGGCTCATGGATTAGCGGCTTTAGAGTGCGTCAAGCCAGCCCTGTCGGCATGAATGTACTGATCGGCGGGGAGAATGGTATACCTGACGATCTACTGGTGCGTGACGCTATGTCGGCAACGTTTCCAGTGAGCAACTTGAGTACACAGCCAGTTCAAGCTAATGTTACCACGGCAAATAGTGCTAACCCACGAATTGACGCGGTGGTGATCTACATCGACACAAACGTAGCCGCGTCACAAGCGGTTGCCAACAACGAGAATCGCACAAAGGCCGTTGTCGTTCCAGGCACGCCAGCAACCAACCCAAGTGCGCCAACGCCATCTCAGATCAAGGCGAAGATTGGTGCGTCTAATCCATATGAAGTAATCGCCGAAATACGTGTAAACGCTGGCACGACGACAATTCTCGACTCTGTCATCACTAATAGGCGCAATCCAGCCACATTGGCTGACGGACGGATTAACAGGGCTGAAATGTTCAAAAACGGCGTGATTAGCTCTGACGCACTTGGCAATGATATAGTCCTACCACGACATATCAACTCACCGTCTCTGTTAGCATTTAGTGCTGACGGTGCCAATCAGAATGTTTCGGGTAATATTTTGGTGCAGGCTGGCTGGGTGCAATTCTGGGGAAACAACACAAAAAGACAGCCAGTGCCTGTTGTTTTTCCAAAGCAATTCAAGCAGGTTTTTTCAATGTCACCGACCTTAATTGGCTACAAGACAGGCAGTAAAGCTACCAGCATTAGCGAATTTAATCAGGTGATCGGCAGTGGTTTGAATATTGAATCTGGTGTTGTAACGAATGCCGGTACGACGCTCAACGCTTCGACTACTGGCATATTTGGCGGTGCTTGGCATGGGATTTCGTGGGTGGCAATCGGCATTGTTTAGGCTTTTTTCACATATTGAATAGTGACAAATGAGATTCTGTATCCAGATTGGTCAGCGTAGGTTTGGATATTGATATTATTATTGTCAACATAAACAGTCACTGCGTAAGCCTGTTGATCAGCAGCGTGCGGTAAGTTGATAGTTGCGCCAATACTGTCTTCTTTCGCAATACCACGGATATTGATAACCATATCTAGTTTTTCAATGCCATGCGGTTTCGTTGTTTTACCAGCAACTTTTAGTCCGCCCATCGCAAATGTCTTCTGGTAAATTGTGCGGCCGTCAATCCACTTCATGCCGGTGTCGACTTCTGACGTGCTGCGGTCGCCGCGGGCTGCTGACGACAAGTGTCGTGGTAGGACTATACTGCGTAAGATTGCCCGGGTTTTCCACAGGTATATCGTGAATACTCACAAAATAGTACATAAATTGCATGCAAAATGCTTGCATTATGCATGCATGTTTGCTATAATTAAGACAGTCAAGCGAGGCACATTAACAATCAGGAGCACACAATGATAGAACAAATCACAATCAAAGCTTTTATCGGCAGTGACAATAAGACTAAAAAACTTGAGGTCGACAAGATAATATCAATCGTAAACGCTAATCACGAAGCCTTCACTCTCGACTATCCAGTCGTCGGATACTGGAGAGGTGAGGCAGAGGAAACGGCAGTACTCTATTTATCAGACGAACGCCAAAAGGTGATGAACACGCTCAGCGAATTAAAGGAGGTGTTAGACCAAGAGGCAATCGCCTACCAGATAGAGAATGACTTACAACTAATATAAAACTAACGCCTCGCTTGGCGCTATGGTGCTCTAAACAGAAAGGGGGCAGGAATGCCAAAGATAAATCGTATCACCAAGCAAAATGGTACTATCACTAAAACACAGGTGGATGCACCGACGCCAATCTACAACGTGCGGATCAGGCAAGAGGTGTATGAGCGGCTGGTTGTGCTAGCGGCAGAGAACGGCCGCAGTGTAACTGGCGAAATCAATCACCGGCTTGAACAGTCGCTTGAAAAGTAGTATCATAGCTGGGCAGTTGTTGTGATTTGCAGCTGTCATTGTGGGGCACTCCGTTTTCGGGGTGCCTTTTCTGTTGACAAAGCAAAATCAGTTTGCTAGAATAACTAGTGAACGTACAGGATTTTCGGCCCGCCCAGATGTAAATCAGGGTGGGCTGTCTGTATCTGGCCTCAAAAAATTGTTATCAATTTTAGAGGCTATTTTTGTTTGTCAAGAGCAAAAATGGCATTTTGAGGGTAAAAATGGGGAATATAACCATAGACGAGCGACGAGTTCAGAAAATGCAGCAGCGATTAGGTAAGGCGACAAAGCTAATCACCGATGATAATTACTTGCCGATGTTCCGAAATCGGCAGATCAATTATGCGAGAGAGTTCGATTATTCGATTAAATTGGCGAAACGAAAACGTAATCCACGCAAGTACTTCGCGTTTATTTGGTCGAGTGCGAATCTGGCGAAAACGGTGGATTGGCTGCGCAAACTGATCGCACAGGCGAAGGCCAGGGCAGCAGAGGAACGCCACAAGCAGAAAATGCAAGAGCAGGCAGCCTTACCGATCAACATTGACGGATTAGATAAGCTGGCGCAGATGAAGCGCAGCTACAATCTGATAACGTAACGATCACTGCTGACATTTTGACGCCGCTCGCGTAGCGGCTTGTTTGCGTTTGCCTGTATGCAAATATTATGCAATAATCCTAGATATATGCGAGTATTTGGGAGTTTTGCGTAATGAAAGCGGCCGTCTGGCCGTATTTTTTATTCAAATTAGCGCAAATCCGCCCGCCACCGCCCATTTTTGATAACAGAATATCAGAAAATTAAATGTGAGGGTTCTATATACAATTGAGCTTTTAGAAGTTCAATATAAACATTCTATATAGAACTGGTTTTTTAAGTGGAGTTAAAATATCATGACGAAAAATACAATTATGCCAATCGAGCGAGCTTTTGACGAATATCTGGAGTACTGCGAGTTTACACGCCGGATGAGCCGCCAAACATTGAGTGCTAAACGCTGGGTGATGCGAGATTTCAGAGCTAGCGTGCCAGCCAGTAGCCTGAGCGAGATCACGACACAGCAGGTCAATGATTGGATAGCCGCTCAAGCACGGCGTGGCTTGAACAGTCGCACTATCAATACGCGAATTTGCCATGTGGTAGCGATGTTTCGCTACTTTAGAGACATGGGTGTGGAGATGCCTGAGTTGAAAATCCGCCACATCGTCAAACAAAAGGAGACCGAGCCAATCCGCCGCGTTTTCTACACGAGAGAGCAAATTGATCAGGTGTTGGGATATTGCAATCAGATTCAGTGGTTATTAGTGAAATTGTCGTTCGACTGCGGCTTGCGGATCACTGAGCTGCGGAACTTAAGGCTAATGAATATCAGCGATAGGATGATTGTGTTTGTAGGCAAGGGCGGCAAGCGGCGTGAGGTACATATGAGCCGAGAAGCACGCGAACGGCTGACACAGTGGATTATTAGCCGGCGTGTTGATGACTATTTGTGGCAGAAGCCGAACGGAACATTGCTCAGTGTAGAGGAGCTGCGCCACCTAATGCGGCAGCCGTTTTACTTGGCGGGTTTTCGCAATTTTCACCCACACTCGCTCAGACATTCGTTCGCAACGGACATTCAGCGAAACGGAGCGACGCTAATGGAATCGCAGGAGATGCTCGGTCATTCAAACGCGGTGATTACACAGCGATATCTACATGGATTGGACGGACAGATGGCAGCATGTTTTGAAAGATTGAAGTTTGGCGGCGTAGCATAATAACAGAGATAATGGTGCGGAGTTTTCCACAGTTTCCGCACCATTTTGCCTATTTTATAACGCAAGCGTATTGACAGAACGCTTGCGTTTTGCTATACTGAGGACAGTTCAGATGAGCGGCAACCACCGCTATCAACGGCCTTTAACATCACTGGAAAAACAAGATTCATGGTTGAGCGGTTTGCTCTATCATGTAATATTTTTCAGTGATTTATATAAATCACGAAATATTCTTACATGATATAAACAGCGACTACCTCTGTTAGTCAGATCTATCAACCATGAATCGACTTCGCGTCGATTCTTTTTTATTTGACGTAAAAATGAGGCTAGAAATCCTGTACGTTCAGCGTTTGTAGCTTCATTGAAGCGTCAGAGCGGGTTTTTAGAGATTTGAGTAATAGCTGGTCAGAAATTAGAGACAGCGGACTACAAACTGCTTAAAACACGACGAGACGAGATATCTAACAGTACGAGAGTGACTGCGAGCACTCTTGTACGTAAAACGAAAGGAGCTGAAAAATGGCAGCGAAAAACAAACAGATCAAAAAAATCATCAGTTGGGTAGTTGGACTACCAGCCGCAATAATCGCAATGAGTGAGCCAACAGACTTGCGCCTCTGGTGGGTGCAGTTCGCGGCAATCGCGGTGCTGGCGGTCGTATTGTTCGCCAACGGCGTGTTCGACGAAACTATACAAGAATTAAAATCGCGAAAGGAGATTTGGCGATGAAGATACACGTAAACATGATGCCGTCACCAGTTCAGCTGGTGCCGGTACATAAACGCGAGCCTCTTGACAAGGTGATTGACAAGCTGCGCGAACTAGATGACCACGATTTTGACAAGTCGGTCAAAGCGGCGAAGTGGCTGCGGATTTTCGACAAAGGTATGAAGTGGATAGAGGGCAAGTTTTATGGACGAAAATAGTTTGTTTGAGAAGTTAGAAAACCTAATCGATCCGACATTTCTCGACCGAGCTTTGGCGGGGGAGGCGTAAGTGAAAAAACCTATCGAAAACGTCAACCACTGGTCGTACTCATCAGCTAAGAATATTTACCACAGCGGCATTGACTACGCCGTAGGGTTGAAGCTTGGCTTGATTGAGAAAACCTACGGCAAGGCTGTAGATATTGGTAAGTTAGCACATGCTCACCTACTTGGCGGCGAGCAAGAGTTCGTGGTCAAGCAATATCCAGATTATCGCACGAAAGAGGCGAGAGACTGGCGAGACGCACAGACATTGCCAATCATTGACGAAGCCGAGTTTGAGACGATTTGCACAATTGCTGAGCGAATCAAGAGCCACCCGCTGGCAAATCAGCTGGTGCTTGGCGAGAATGCTCGCCACGAGGTTGAGCTCAAAGCCAAAATCGAGGGTAAAGACTGGGTTGGTCGAGCTGATGTTGTTGGTGTTCAGGGCGACGAAATTAAATATTGCCTTGATGTCAAGACTACTGCACGGTTTGATGACTTCAAGTGGGAAGCACGCCGAATGGACTATGATTTGCAGGCGGCACTTTACTCGCTGATCGCTAAGTGCGAGAGTAAAGAGTTCTTCTGGGTTGTGGCCGAAACTGTCGCACCATATCGCGTCGGTGTTGCTACAGCATCGCCAGAGTTTATTGATAGCGGATTTGTGAAGCTAGAGCGAATTGCAAACGAAATCAAACGCTTTGATAAACGAGCTGGCAAAACAGACCTCGAAAAGGTCAACTTTAATATAAACGAAACCATGGACGACGTGCTTGTCCTTGGAGATTGGAGCTAACAGTGGCAGAGACAGCTATTCAAAAAGCAAGCAACGCGCCGCTAACATTACAGCAATTAGTGAAGTCTGACGCGATCATAAAGTCAGCAGAGCGGACGCTTGGCGATAAAGGCAGGCAATTCCTGACCAGCGTACTGGCACTGGCAAACAGTAGTCCGACAATTGCCAAATGCGACCCGATGACAACATACAATGCTTGTCTGACGGCGGCGACATTAGACCTGCCAGTCAATCAAAACCTAGGTTTTGCCTATATCGTACCATACGCTGGCAAGGCTCAATTCCAGATGGGCTGGCGCGGATTTGTGCAGTTAGCTATGAAGACAGGTCAATTTCAAAGCTTAGGAACTAGAGCTGTTTACGAAAGCGAGCTGGTTGGCGTCGATTCGTTTACTGGTGAGCCAGAGTTTAACTTTAAGATTGAGAAAAGTGGTAAGATTATCGGCTATATGGCGTATTTCGTGCTACTGAACGGTTTTCGCAAAGCTGAGTTTATGACTAACGACGAGCTTGAGAAGCATGCGAAGCGGTATTCAAAAACCTATAAAAGTGGTGGCGGCGTTTGGAAAGATAATTTTGACGCGATGGCGAAAAAGACAGTACTCAAATTACTGTTGGGACGTTACGCACCACTAAGCATTGAGATGCAAACAGCGATTACTGAGGATCAGAAAGCCGGTGGCGAGTATGTCGATAATAAACTAGGCTCGTCGCTAGAGGTTGAAGACGCTGAAGTAATTTTGGAGGAAAACAATGGCAGCGATAAATAACGTGACTCTAATCGGTCGTGTCGTCCGAGACATTGAGGTCAAAACGACGAATAGCGGCAAATCCGTAGCCTCATTCGCACTAGCGGTTGATGGCTACGGCAAGGATGCCGACGCTAGTTTCATCGATTGCGTTGCCTGGAATAAGGCAGCTGAGCTGCTGGCAGAGTATGCGCAGAAAGGTAAGCAGATTGGCATAACCGGCAGATTGCAAACCAGAATCTGGGAGAAGGATGACGTCAAGCGTAAAGCGACTGAAATTATCATCGATCAGTTCCAGCTTTTGAGCGACGCCAAGGGCAGCGGCAATAACGCTGCGCCAGCTACTGAGCGATACGCCGAAGATGATGCTAAAGCGGCAAATGCAAAGACTAATCAAGCGGCGAAAGCCACTGAGGATATCGAACTCGACGCGCCAATTGATTTGAGCGAAATACCATTTTAATAAATGAAAGGAGAGTCATGACGGGAACGAAGAGTGGCGGCAGGAAAGCTGCCGCAACAATTCTCGCGAAAAACCCAAACTTCTACCGTGAAATCGGCAGAAAGGGCGGATCGAGGTCAAGGGGCAGCAAAACGGGCTTTGCACTCAATCGGGAGGCAGCTCGGATTTGCGGCACAAAAGGTGGCCGAATCAGCAAACGCAAACCTAAGCAGGATGACGAGCTGGCTGAATTTGAAAAAACCGCACCATACGGCAGATGCAGTATGTGCAATTTAGCACTCGTTAAATCTGACGCAGAGCGAAAAGACTATCCAGACATGCACGAAAACTGTATGTATGAGAGGTTTGGAGATTAGGGTACTTGCGATGACTAAGAAAGCACTTCGCAAGAAACAGCGCCGCAAACGCAAGAAGTTGGAGGCTACGTAATGTCTCTGATGAATTGTGCATTCACGGTTCGCTGGAGCGACGAGAAAAACAAACCGCACGCGAAAACCTACGCTACCGAATCTGATGCTAAGCGAGCCAAGAAATGGTTGCTGGAGCACGGCGTTCGGAGCGTAGATATTGCGGTCAAGATAAATAATAAGCCAGCTGGCAGTCTGAAGGACGACAATCCGTCTGAGGCTGAGGCTGAGCAGAAAGGATTTTGGTGGGAGAAGTGAGCAGTATCGTTTCGCTAACCAAACAGCAGATCGCTGTATATAAAATGGCGCAGAAGCCAACGCCGCAGAATAAGGTTCTGGAGAATGTCAGACTGGAGGTTGTTGAGCAGGAGAAAGGCATATATAAAGCCATGCTTATAGCTACAGACGGTTATAAGCTGATCCGCCGCGAGGTTGACACCGAGCCTGGCGCAAAAGCCTGCTCAATGAACATTCCGCAGAGTGTGCTCGTTGCCGCTGATAAAGTCATGAAGACTGACTTTGACCGAGCGTATGTTCATGACGGCAAAATTATTGTTCGTACAAATCCGTACGGTGAAATGGTGCCAATTGATGAGAGTTTTCCGATCAAGGCTGAGATTCCGTTCCAGGAGCAAACCGAGCTGCGCTTTCCAGAGACACGCCCGTTCGTTGAGCAAAAAAGTTCAGAGGCGTTTCCCGTAAAGTCGGTCGTAGTTAATCCTAAATTGCTTATCGAGGCACTGCGACAATTCAAGCAGAGCGACGGCATGATAGGCGGCGTAGTCATTCATGTTGGCAAGCATGACGAGCCAATCTTGGTAAAATCCTCGCCAGATTACGCCTGGGACGGCAACGAGATCGTGGCTGGCGTTGCACCGATAAAATCTGACGATGCATAAAATGGGGGATAAATATGACCCCTAAAATTGAATGGTGTAATTGGGTCTTTGACCATACAGACAATATGGACACCGACAGGTGGATGGTAAAACGCGATTGTTGCGATGACGAAATATTGCTTATTCGTGGCGACAGCAGAAACTGGAAAGCATATCAGGCATCGCTAAAGCCGTATCGTGTTGGAAGTTACCCTTACGCTGCCTCAATGTGTCCTAATTGCGGCAGGTTTGTGAATGGCGTTAATCCATATGACGATGGCGAGACGTGGATAATGTAATGAAATTAAACTAAACCACTATTTTACTTTAATTTGAAAATTGAAAGTAAAGTAAAATACACGGTTTCGTGTAGATAAGGAGGATTATGACCAAACCACATTTTAGCTCATTAAGAATGGATTGGCGGACACCTAAGGCAGTCTATCAGGTACTTGATTCGGAGTTTCAGTTTGACCACGACCCATGTCCTGCTGGTTGGGACGGGGAAATTGACGGACTAACTAGCAATTGGGGTGAATCTAATTATGTTAATCCACCTTACGGACGTGAATTGCCGAAATGGATTGAAAAAGGCTACCAGGAATGGCAGAAAGGCAAAACAGTCGTGTTTTTAATACCCAGTCGCACCGACACCCGCTGGTGGCACGACTATTGCATGAAGGCTACTGAAATCCGTTATATCAAAGGCAGACTTAAGTTCGACGATCAGCCAAATCCAGCGCCGTTTCCGAGTGCGATAGTAATTTTCAAGGCGAATATCAACTAAACCACTAATTTTGTGAACACAAGAAAGGAATGTGAAATATGAGTAAATTAGATAAAGAAGTATTACGTGCCTGTAAGCAATTTGATAAGGCTAGTGAGAATTTTCAAGACACAGTTGGTAGTATTTTTGATTTGTGTCTTCAGGGCGAGGGTGCAAAAGATTTAGCCCGACAGGAGTTGCATGACGCAGCTAACCAGTTTATCAAGAAAATCAAGCAAGTAGAAAAAGTTGTGAACAAGATGCTTGACGAGGAATAAATATGAGTAGTAAAAGCTATAGTAATGTAATGTAGAAAAGGAGACGTTAATGGAAGATAAAGATCACTATATAACAACTATTAATAATAGACTTGATAAGTGCCACGAACTACTAAAAGTACAAGCCAGTGTCCTTACTGACGAATACATGAAAGGTATGTATAACGGTATGGAACTCATATTGGCTGTAATTGAGGATAGAAAACCAGTTTATGTTAGTAAAGTTTTGAGAAATAACAGTGGTAAGGATAATGGAAAGTAATAATAAATCAACCAACGAGCTACGAGTATTCAGGGACTTAATAATGACAGCGTTGATTTTTATCGCTATATTAGCAGCTCTTGTGCTCATATTTAATAGTATTGGGCAAAACGCAAAAGACCTAGAAGCCCGCTGCAAGTCGCTTGGCGGTGTGGCTGGTCAATCTAAGTGCTTTAAGGACGGGAAAGAAATCTAATGCGTGAACTAAAATTTCGTGCCTGGGATAACCTAGAAAAAAGAATGCGAAAAGTCGTGTCTCTTCACTGGCAAGGTGACAAACTTGTATCAGCTAGACTCGAGGGTGAGAATGAGCCGATTCCGATTGAGGGACGGCTAGTGATTGAGCAATATATAGATTCAGTCGATAAATGTGGTGAAAAAATTTATGACGGCAGTATTGTCTGCTGCAATTTCGGTAGAGTTTGGCGAGTAGCTTGGGACCGATCCTTATCTCAATTCGTATATCGGCGTCGTTCGCCAGGTGGCGGTCTACAATTAAATTGCGCTAGTGGGTATGAATCAAAAGTCATTGGTAATATTCACGAAAACCCTGAATTATTAGAGAGGAAATAAATATGAGTAAAATTTATGCTTGAGGGATTACGTATACCGCTACGAATAATCCATAGGAAAGTAAAAAATAAGGAGGAGAAATGAAATTTATTTGGATTGGTCGCCGACCACTTGAAAACGACATTCAGATGGATATTTTTATTTTTGACAGTATGCTTTTTGAAGCAGTGCCAATCGATAGGATGTGCGGACATTTGCTTAATAAAGACTGTAAAAAACTAAACGAATTCCTAGATAAATACTCTGACGCTCAGCCGTTTGATAGA